CCTTTTCCGTGTGTGTTAGTAGAATCAGCATCTTTTGTATCATCAATCAAAAATAAACCATTTAATGCATACTTACGTGCATAAGATGAACTACTACCAAAACTTTGTGCTATATCCATACCTTTTCTGTTTGGGTCTATACCAGCTTGTGCTTTTGTATGTACTGAATCTTTACCATCAGATATAAATGCTATTGCTTCAACAAACAATACACCACATACTTCTCTTACTTCGTCTGAGATTGTTAATGTACATTTATGTTTGTCAAGTAGAGGTTTAACTGCTTCTAAAATGTCTTCACAACTTCTATAGTTGTATTTACCAAAGTTGTTTCTTTGATTTTTTGGTGCTTTTAATTCGGCTTGAATCTTTCTTAATTTTTCCATAATTTAATCTATTGTTACATTTAATTTTAAAATATTCTTAATACCATCAGTTTCTTTTACTTGATAGTTAATTGATACATCTGTAATGTTGTGGTCTTGATTTGTATGCATTTCTATTGTAGATTTTAATGCATCCCATACTGAATTGTTTACTTTCATAATTATTATTTGTTTTAGCAAATGTAAAAAGTAAAAACATATAAAAGTGTTAAAGAAATGTTAAAATTTAAAAAGAGAGCCTTTTTACAAGCTCTCTAATTAAAACAAAAATAAAAGGGAAAAAGAATTGCAAAATAATATACTCAAAGATAATATTTATTTTAACGATCCAAAAAAATACTTATTAACAAATCTACTTATTAAATATAATACCAAAAACCTATATTTATTTTTAATATTATTTATTTGTTTATTTTTAATCTATTAAATATAATTATATGTATGACATACATAAATATAAATACTTAAATAGTTACTTAAAAAAATGTAAAGTTATATATTTATTTTTAGAAAAAAAAGTGATTTACTTATTTTTTATTTTAGTGACTTTTTCTAAAGCCCTTGCACCAAAATAACCACCATAAGTAAGCATTAATAAATTACCAAGTAATGATATCCATTCATCATCTATTTTAAAAGATTCTAATGAACTATCAAGAATAACATATATAAATAAAGATAAAGTTAAAAAAGCAAGTGATAATGGTCTTATGTTTTTACTTAACCAACTATCAGACAAGTTATCAGACTCCCAACGTTTAGTAATCTCTTGCATCTCAATAACATCTTGCTCTAGTTCTTTAATTAACATTTGTTTTTCTTGTTCTGTTAATTCTTTATCACTACTAATAGCACTAATAATATCAGATACTTTACCACCAGTAATAGCATCAACTAACTTTGGTGCTACACTTTTACCAGTCTTTACAACACCTCTTAATAAGTTGCCAAAGAAAGTGCCTTTTCCGTTGTTTTTTAGTTTCTTGCTATCCATAGTAAAAGAATTGTTATTAATATTAAGTTAAATGTAATTAGTAGTTTAGGGTATTTTATTGTATCTAGTCTTATTAAACAACCACAAAGAAACATTGTTAAGTGTAGTAAACCAATTAGTATGTCCAAATTACTTGTTGAGATTTATCTTTATCATCATCAACGTGTATAAATGTATCTGCAATACCTATACGATTAAAACCAACGTGTATAAGAGCATTTAAAACCTTGTATCTAGTTCTACTATCAGTTGTTCTTATGTCTACTGCAAGACCTTTAATATGACTTGATGTAGGATTTTTTATTGACTCTGGATGCTCTGGACTTCTATAAGCAGAATTAATTACAAATGGCACTTTAGCAAACTCTCTTGCTTTGTCTAGTTTAGCAAGAAAGTCTTTGTCCATTTTGTATTCTACTTCTTTAAAATATTTAGTCATTACTTATCTTGTTTATCATTTTTTGTATCTCCTTTGGGTCTACATCTAAACTCATTGATAAACCACCTTGCCATACTCTTTTTAGTTTATTATTCTTATCAAATAATATAATTGCTGGAACAGATTTTATTTGTTGTTTAAACTTCTTTGGTTGGTCATCATAGTTTACTTTTAAAACTCTTGCGTTTTTAATTTCGCTTAAATATTTGTAATCATTAGATTTATTCCAACTTGAATTAACATACAATAATGTTACATCTTGAGAATATAGACTTATAGAAAATAAAAGTGATATTGCAAATAAAATAGTTTTCATAATTATTTTTTTATAATTTGGAATAGTTTCTCATCTATCTTGTCAAGCTTTTCACTATTCTTATTTACTTTCTCATTTATATTTATTATCGTTGTACGAACTAATTCATCTTTTAGTTCATATTCTGACTTCTTTATCTCTGGCTCTGGTAATTGTTTTGCAAGTTCTATATCTGATTGCAAAGCGAAATAAACAGATGCTAATGAAACTGCACCAGTAACAATAATACCAATAGTTTTTAAGTCTAGTTGTACTTGTGTATCTTCTGATATTTTATTAGCCATTTTTATTTTGTTTACTCATATTAATAATTTTCATAATTGTGTACACAATAGATACTAAAAGTAAGGTTAATTTCAGCCATTGTTCTATGTTAGAAAAACTAACCATAAAGGTTATTAAGTTTAAAGCACCCAATTTAATATCTTGCATATCCACCTTAATTAGATTTTGTGTGATTCGTAGTCTAATCCAAAGAATGAATGTACACCATTACCTTCAACATCAACTGCGTAAGATTTCCAACCGTAAGGATGGTCTACTGATGTTACTGCTGGTGTTACTATCATACCATCTTCATCTAAAACTGCTTCTGATTCTATTGTAGTAATATCTGCATCGTGCCAACATACGTCAATATGCCAACCCTCTGATAATACTGGAGCAGTTACTTCTTCTCCTTCTTCGTCATATTCTCCTTGTTCAAGAACAATATTTCCTAGTTGTACAATAGTACTTTTGTGAGTTGGATATTTGTTTCCATCTTCATCAGTTGCAGTTCCAAGAGCATCAATTTTACTTTGTGCTTGTTCTCTTGAATCAAATTCGTATTTTGCTATTCTCATTACTTATTTATTTTAACTTTTGGTTATAACTATTAGTTATTATATTATCTGTATAGTTTTTTTAATTTTCTTATCTTATTGTATTCCTTATGTAAAGATTTACTCTTGTTGTTATTATAGGTGTA